CATCGAGGACAACATCGACAAGCTCGCGGGCGGCTCGGGCTATAACGCGGGTTCGTGGGACGAGATGTCGTCCGATCAGCAGGACCGCGTCGAGCGAAGCTGGATGGAATCGACGGCCGAAGAGTTCGAGCAGAGCGAGCGAGATAACTGGTACGAAAGCGGCCAGCCTGTCGCCGATGCGAAGACGAGCCTCGCCGAGACCGACCTGTCCGACAACAAGGCGAACGAGTGGGCGTTCAATGGCCTGCTCGGCTACGCCATCACGACCGGCGAAGGCGACAACGTCCAGAGCGTCAAGCTCGGCAAATTCCTGACCGACAAGGGCACGACGATCGACGCGGTGCTTGCCAACACGACGCTCGACTACAACGACCGGCGCGGCGACGGCACCGAAGACCCGACCGTCACGATCGACGACACCAAGACGCCCGAGTTGAACGACGACGAGCGCCAGCAGATCGAGGATGCGCTCGTCGAGGTATTCAATAAGGAAGCCGAGCATCGCGCCAGCGATGTCGAGCCGCCGGACTTCTCGGACAGCATCGCCGACTATCAGCGCGAAGTCTGGGACTCGATGCGCGACAAGGACAAGTTCGACTACGCCGAGCGCAACGATCTGGTCGGCGAGTCGGAAGGCGGCGACGCCGAGATCGACAGCGACACCGCTGACGCGTTGCGCGATCTCGTGAACGACAGCGACCCGCACGCCATCTGGGCGATTGCTGACTCACCTCACGGCAAAGAGCTTCTGCTCGGCACCGACTGGTACGGCACGCTCGATCTCAACGACGCTGACACGATGACGCGCTTCAACGCCTACGTCAGCAAAGGAAAGAATGCCCCGTCTGCCACGTCGGCGGTCGCCGCAGCCGCATAGAGCGGCCGAACTCTTCTATCGCCAGAACGGCGAGCGGCGCGACACCGACCTGCACGAACCCATCATCGAGGAAGGCGACCACGCGGCGGCCGAAGCGGTCAGCCGCCGCGTGATGTCGCGTGTGCTCACGCCCGCGCAGATCGACGCGTTGATGCGCGGCAAGTCGGAGACCAAAGCCATGCCAATGACTCCGGGCAAGGACGAATCGCAGTCCGATTTCATGAGTCGCTGCGTCCCCGAGATGGTCGGCACCGGCGCCGACAAGCGACCGCAGGATCAGGCGGTCGCCGCGTGCCTGTCGATCTACCGCGACCATGGCAAGGCGAACGGCGACGGCGCCAAGCAGTTCGAGGACGACGTTCCTGATGTCGACGACGACGAAGGTCGCGACGACTACATCGATCGCTGCATCGACGAGGTGACCAGTGCCAATCCGGACGCCGATGAAGACGACGTTGCCGATGCGTGTGAGATCGCGTGGGAAGAGCGCGGCGTGAAGACCGCGCGCGGCCTGCGCCACAAGACGCACGCCGAGAACGTCGAAGGCATGGAGTTCGTGCTTTCGGACGAGACGCCCGATCGCATGGGCGACATCGTGTCGTCGACTGGGTGGGATACTTCGAATTTCGAGCGCAACCCGATCGCGCTGTTCAACCACCAGAGCAGCTTCCCGATCGGCAAGTGGCACAATCTCCGCGTCGAGGGCGGCCAGTTGCGCGGTCATCTGCAGGTCGCGCCGAAGGGCACGTCGCAGCGCATCGACGAAATCCGCGCGCTGATCGATGCCGGCATTCTCAACGCGGTGTCGGTCGGCTTCCGCTCGATCGAGGAAGAGCCGCTCGACAAAAAGAATCCGTGGGGCGGTCTCCGCTACACGAAACAGGAATTGGTCGAAGCATCGGTTGTCGCGGTGCCGGCCAACCCGAACGCGCTTGGCATCGCCAAGTCGCTCAACATTTCCACTGCAACGCTCGATCTCGTCTTCGCCAAGCATGGCTACAGAGGCGGCGTCGTCAGGCGCGGTGGCTCAACTGGCAAGCACGCCACTCGCAATCGAAATGGAAAGGGCTCGACAATGTCGACGCTCGCACAGCGTATCCAGGAAGTGCAGAATCAGATCGTCGCCGCGCGCGATGAACTGACCAAGCACCTGGAGTCGGTCGATGACAGCAATGTCAGCGACGCCCAGATGCAGAAGACGACCGATCTCAATGCCCGCATCGCGCAACTCACGAAGTTGCATGCCGGGCTCGTCGAGTCGGAAAAGTCCCTTGGCGACTCGACCAGGGACAATGGCGCCGAGCATCGCGCGCTCACGGTGGTCGACACCACCCGCAGCGGCGAGCAGCGCGACGAAGGCACGATCGCGGCGCCGGCCATCCGGCGCAAGAGCGACGGCAAGAACCCGAGCGCGATGGACTACATCGTCCGCGCGCAGGCGATCATCATCTACCAGAAGCTCTTCACGAAGCTTCCCGATCGGATCGCGAGGGAATTCGACGATCCGGTGCTCAAGGCCGTGCATTCGGTGATCACGCGCGCGTCGACCGATCCGCCCGCGATGACCAGCGTGCCGGGCTGGGCGCAGGAGTTGGTGCAGCAAATCTACACCGACTTCATGGCGCTGCTGATCCCGAAGTCGATCTTCGTGCGGCTCTCGGGGCTCGGCCTGTCGCTGTCGTTCGGCCGTGCCGGCAAGGTCGTCATCCCGACCCGCGCGCGCACGCCGACGATCGCCGGCTCGTTCGTCGGTGAAGGCAATCCGATCCCGGTCCGCCAGGGCGCCTTCACGTCGCAGACGCTCACGCCGAAGAAAATGGCGGTGATCACGACCTGGACCCGCGAGTTGGACGAGCACAGCCTGCCCGCGATCGAGGGCTTGCTGCGGCAGGCGGTCCAGGAGGACACCGGCATCGCGCTTGACTCGGTGCTGATCGATGCCAACCCGGCCACCACCACGCGGCCGGCTGGCCTGCTCAACGGCATTGCGGCGCTCGCCGCGACGGCCGGCGGCGGGCTCGCGGCGTTCGATGCCGATCTCAAGCAGGTCACGAACGCGGTGATCACGGGCACCTACGGCAATGTGCGCTCGCCCGCGTGGCTGATGAACGAGGCGGACATCAACTCGGCGAAGCTCTTGTCGGCGCCGAACACCGGCATCTATCCGCACAAGGCGGACCTGGAAGCCGGCCGGCTGCTCGGCTACCCGGTGATCCCTTCGGTCACCGTGCCGGCGCATCGCATGATCTTCATCGACGCCGCCGACTTCGTCTCGGTCACCGAAGGCGGGCCGCGGTTCGACATCTCGGATCAAGCGACCCTCCACATGGAGGACACGAATCCTCTTGCGCTCGCGACGCCGGGCACTCCCGCCACCGTGGCGGCGCCGCAGCGGTCGCTGTTCCAGACCGACTCGCTCCCGCTTCGTCTCGTGCAGCCGATGAACTGGCTGCAGCGCCGCGCCGGCACGGTCGCCTGGGTCGACACCGTCACCTGGGCCTGACGCGCAACACGCGGGGATGACAAGCGACGGCGGGCGGTTCGCCGCCCGCCATCTCTGATCCAGAACCGAAGGAGTCAAGCGATGTCGAACGGCAAACCAACGCCGCATGACGTCGGCACGGGCAAGCCGACGCCGACGCAGGAAGAGAACGACCGCGCCGCCATGGGCGAGCACGTGACGGAGCACGAGCCTGACGGCTCGCCGCCCGACACGGGCGTGCATCCGCCAGAGGCAGAGCCGAAGCGACGCGAGCAGCGGACGGGCGATTACCAGACGCGCGACATGCGATCAGGACCGCACCCGCAGCCCGCGCCGCACACGCGACCCGGACCGAAGCACGACGACAAATGAACCCGCGCGGCCTGCTGGCCCGTGCGCTGGCGCCCTTGGTCAAAGCGATCGAGGGCGCCGTTCGTCCAGGTCCATATTGGCTACCAGTCACCGGCGGCTGGTTGCCGGACGGCGCCCCCACCAACTGGTGGCAGATGGGTTGGAATCCGCTCGGCGGCAGCGAGCGATCGGCGATCGTCGAAGCATGCGTCTCTGCTTACGCGCAGACGATCGCGATGTGTCCGGGCGATCACTGGCGCGCCAATTCCAAGGGCGGGCGTGATCGTGTGAAGAACTCCGGGCTCGCGCGCATTCTGCGCTACCCGAACAGCTATCAGTCCATTTCCGATTTCATGCTCAACCTGACCCGTCAGCTTTATCTCGACGGGAACGCCTACGCGCTCGCGCTGCGCAACTCGCGCTTCGAAGTCGATGAATTGCATCTGATGGACTCGCGCCTGTCGCGCCCGCAACTCGCGGCGACCGGCGACGTGTTCTATCATCTCGGCGGCAACATGGTCATCGAGCGCCAGCTTTCCGGCGGCGCGCTGATCGTGCCGGGGCGCGACGTGCTGCACGTGCGCCTGCACTCGACGAACCGCACATGGCCGTGGCCGCTGCTCGGACAGTCGCCGCTTGAAGCGGCGCTCGGCGACATCACCATGGGCGACGCGCTGCTGCAGCAGCAGATCAACTTCTATCTCAATCAGGCGCGACCGAGCGCGGTGCTGTCGACCGATCTCGTGCTCGACAAGGAACAGGTGCAGTCGTTGCGCGACCGCTGGAACGAGCAGGTCAAAGGGCTCGGCAGCGGCGGCACGCCGATCCTGACCGCAGGGCTCAAGGTGCAGCCGTGGGGCCAGAACGGCAAGGACGCGATGATCGCCGACATCGCCAAGATGTCCGACCAGCGCATCGCGCTTGTCTTCCGCGTGCCGCTGCAGATTCTCGGGCTCGGCGGCACCACCTACTCGTCGACTGAAGCGTTGATGCAAAGCTGGATCGCCTCCGGGCTCGGCTTCGCGCTCAACCACATCGAAGAGGCGTTCGGCGTTCTCTTCCAGCTTGACGGTCAGCCGGACGAGTACGTCGAGTTCTCGACCAAGGTGCTGCTGCGCTCGGCGCTGAAGGATCGCATCGAGGCGCTCGTGCGCGGCGTGCAAGGCGGCATCTACGCGCCGAACGAAGCGCGCAACAGCGAAGGGCTCGAAGACGCCGAGTATGGCGACGAGCCGCGCGTGCAGCAGCAAGTCGTGCCGCTCAGTGCCGCCGGGCAAATTCCAAAAGGGCCGCCGGCCGCGCCACCCGCGCCGCCCGCGCCGGCCGATGATCCACAGCCGCAGGACGGCGAGCAAAAGGTAAGCCGCGATGACATCCAACGGGAAGTCCGCCGACTCCTTGCCAGCGCCAGCCGGATCGGCCGCAGCCGAATGTCTGCTTGAGGCGTGGCGCGAAGCCCTCGCCGATATTCTCGACACCGAGCGCCGCGCGTGGCAACGCGAGCGCGCGCTGATCGAGGCGCAAGCGGCGGCGACCATTGCCGAGCTTCGCGCCGAGGTCGTCGCGGTGCGCGGCGACATGCGGGACATGATCGCGGCGGCGCTCGCGCAATTGCGAAGTGGCGAGAATGGCGCGCCCGGCGAGCGCGGGCCGCAGGGCGAAAGAGGCGAGCCCGGCGAGCGCGGCGAAAGCGGACAACCAGGCGAAAGGGGCGAGCCCGGCCCGCAGGGTTCCCAAGGCGAGCAAGGCGAGCGCGGGGAAGCCGGCGCAGCGGGCGAGTCGGGGCCGCAGGGCGAGCGCGGCGAGACAGGCGGGCAAGGCGAGCGGGGCGAGCAAGGACCTGCCGGCGAGCGCGGCCCGGCCGGCGCGGGCGGCCCGGCCGGCGAGCAAGGCGAGCGCGGCGAGCGCGGCGATCCGGGGCCTGCCGGCGAGCGCGGCCCGCAGGGCGAGTCGGGGCCGCAGGGCGAGCGCGGCGAGACAGGCGGGCAAGGTTCCGAAGGCCCGGCCGGTCCCGGCGGCGAGCGCGGCGAGCCCGGGCCGGCTGGCGCAGCAGGCGAGCAAGGCCCGCAGGGCGAGCGCGGCGAGATAGGCC